TCTAGCCTGGAAAGCTGCCCAGGGCAGTAGTTCATAATCTGATATTACAGCATGAGCACTAATAATTTCTTTAAATCCAACTTGATGAACTTGCACAATTTCGTGCAAGCATCAATGCTAGTATATCCAAAAGAGATTATCATTGCTACTTTAAGAGACTTCTTCTCTAAAGATGATTATTACCATTTCTCCAAAGATCAATGGGGCTATCCAAATACGACAGACCACACCGATCTTCCTCCCGGAGCGGACATCCCAACCGATCACGACAAGAATGGTGCTAATCAAGCGGGTTTATCTACCAGAGTCTTTATTGGAGAGAATTACCGTCATGATGCGGTCTTCTATCCAGGCATCTTTGTTAAGAGTGGTGGAATGAAGTATGTTCCCATCTCTATTAACCGTGAGCAGGAAGGTGTGCAATACGAAGACTTAATTTTTGAAGATGGATATGGTAACCAATCCATTGTTCACAAGCCGGTTTCCTTCATAACTGCTGGTGCTTGGGAGGGCTCCATCCAGATTGACGTTAAAGCTAGAAGTTTGAGAGCTAGGGACGATATTGCTGAGGCTGTAGCTATGTGTTTTACTGACGTGACCTTCGATACCATTCTAGATGTAGGTATTGTAATTAAGCCAGTTAGTATAGGGGCAGCTAGCGAGTCAGATGATAGAAATGACAAGCTATTTAGGCAAACTCTCACATTAGATATAAGAACCGAGTGGAGAAGAGAAATCCCCGTAGGAAACGTCATTGACGCTATTTTCTTCACTTCAACCTTCGAAGATTTGTCACGTCCTGAAGCCCCTGTCTCGCCTAACATCACGGTTCATACTGAAGTCAGCATGACGGATATGCTACTAAACATGTAAATTAGAGAGATTTCGGATGCCTAAATTCGAAAAGTTTCAACCCCTAGGTAAGACAATAAAATGTGCTAATATATCGCCAAGAATAGGAATATTAGAACATTTTAGTGATAACATCTACAAAACCGAGTGATAAGGATTCAATATGGCTAACATACCAGGCGCAACAAATGTCCTACCAGGAGTTTTTACAGACGTAATTACTCAATCACGTGGAGTATCGGTTCCTGGTGGTTCCCGTGTAGCTGCCATGATTGGCGAAGGTTCCACCGATGAGACTATCGTTTCCCAAGCTCTGGGTGGCGGTCAAGATGGTTTGAACCCAAGTTATACCGGCACCACAGGCCGAGATGGAAGACACTTTCAACTTGTTAATTTCCCACTAGTTTCTAATCGCACTACTCTATTTAAGAATGGTATCCCACTTAAGGGACTAGAGCAGACCATCGATACCAATCCATTCAGCAATTTATTTGATTACAGAATCGATATCGTCACTGGTGAAGTTGAACTACAGCGCGCTCACTTGGTTGACCAGGGTGGAACTTTCTATGTTCCGCTATCTACCAACGTCGGTCTAGGTACAATCAATAACCTAGCTCTAGTGGATGCAAATGCCCCACCAGAAATTTGGACCGTTCGTTGTGTTAAAGTTCAAAGAGACTCTTTAAATAACCCAATCGGTGGAACTGCCTCCTTCTTGGCTTTCGGTTCCGTCTCTGGTGCTAAGCTTGACGCTAATGGTAATCCAGTTGTTTGGATTGCAAACGGTACCGTTGTTAGCAACGGAGTCCTTAGCTTCTCAATCCTAGAAAATACAATCTCCAACCTTGTTGTCTCTCCATTCAGAGAGGGTGACGCTTTCACCATTGAGGTTGCTAGCGGTGTTCTAGTTAGAAATGATTCTTTGACTGCAAACTACATCCCAACTGCCAACTTGAACGACCCAGTTCTTCTACTTGGTATGAACGATGTTGTTAACCGTCACGGTTTGCCAAGCATCAGCAACAACCTTTCCTTGGGTGCCCAGTTGGCCTTCTCCAACAACGCCCCATCGTTGTTGACTGTTCAAGCAGCCCCTCCACTTCCACGTAGAACTTCCTACATCTTGGATACAGATGTTAATTCTCTAGCTCCAGACAATGATGAGTTTATCTTCCCATTGCCAATCGGAGTAACCCCAGACTTTAACTCCAATATCCACTTCTTCGTGAAGAACAATGCTACTAACGTAGAAACTCAGATTCTTCCAAACAAGTTCACTTTCTATACTTTGGACACCGTTGGTCAACCAACCACTACCCAATTTATTCAAAGCAACAGCCCAGCTCCAGCAGGATACTCCTACTTCTACAGCGTCAATCAAAGTCTAGCTTCCGATAACTTCGGTGAAGACGGATACATTGGCCGTGACCTAGGACATCAGGGTGCTGGTGTATTTAGCACCCCATCTGTAGTCTTCGATTCTACCTATGTTGGTAAGGCTCTAAAGATTATTGATTCTGCTAACTCTGCTAATTTGGGCGTCTTCCACGTTACCTCCGTAAGCGGTGGAAAGCTTTACGTAGTAGCTGACGGATCAACATTCTCTCCATCCACTCTTCAAGCTAACCCAACCTATCTATCCAATTTCGTTACTGAAACTACCGGTATCGCTTGGAAAGTAGTTGATCCAGTAACTGGACTACAGGTTGACGGATATGCCGGAACTGACGGATACGTAGTTCCAACCATCACCCCTGGTGACGGATACTTCTTTGACGCAACCAATGCTGTCAATCTTGCCACTATCCCAGGTATTACTGGTCTAAAGTTGCAAATTACTCTTTCTGCAATGCATTCTTCCGCAGCTCCAGTTGGTAACGAAGGATTGTATGATATTCTTTCAACCTCTGGTCCTAACGGAGTTATTCTTCAAAAGGTAATTGTAAACGAGAGCAATCTTGAATATGAAGTTCTAGATCCAACTCTAACCAGCAATTACGTAGTTGTCAATAAGAACGTTGTTCCTAACGGATATGCTCTAAGAGTTACAATTGTAGACTCTAGAGATGCAACCTTCTATGACGCTGGATGGATCAACGCCTTGGCAGCACTTGAGACTGTCGAATGTGATATCTTGGTTCCGCTTCCAAAGCAAACCATCTCTATCATCTTCCAGAACGCTCTAAGCCACTGTTTGGTAATGAGCAATATCCGTAACAAGAAGGAAAGAGTCTTGTTCATCGGAGCCATCAACGGTCTAACTCCAGACAACTTGACTGGTGCTAAGCCGGCCGCTGTTGAAGACATTGGTATCCTAGAAGGAATCCAAGGTGAGACGGTTACCGACATTCTTGCCGGAAACGTTGAAGACTTGGCTAACTACTCAGTAGCAGATGCCTTTGGACAGACCTTCAGAGCAGTTTACTTCTATCCTGACCAGATTGTGGTTCAGGCTGGAACTGATAATGTCTTGATTGACGGATTCTACCTTGCCGCTGCTGCCGCAGGTTACGAAGCTGCCGATATTAGAATCGAAAATCCATTGACCAACAAGGTTCTAAGTGGATTCACCATTCTACGTAACAAGCAATTCTCTCCATCCACCCTAGAGGCTTTGGCTTCTGCTGGTGTCACAACCTTGCAACCAGTTGCAGGCGGTGGAAGAGTCGTATGGGGAATCACCACTACTCAGAGTGGCTTCCCAGAGGAACAAGAAATCTCAATCGTCTTCATCCGCGACAGAGTGGCTAAGACTTTGAGAGCTGGCTTCCAGGGCTTTATTGGAAACGCTGCATCACCAAATACGGGCGCTATCCTAAATACTCGTGGAGTCATCTTGCTGAACTCTCTAGTATCACAAGGATTGATTACTCAGTACAAGGACTTGAACGTCGTACAAGATGACGTAGACCCAAGACAATGGAACGTTTCAGTTAGAGTACAACCAACTTATCCAGTCAACTTCATCTACATTAAGGTAAGTTTGGGTCAACTATAATTAGGGAGAACATATAAATGTCTACGGCACCAAACACAGGTTCTACACTTACAGTAGCGGGTACTAATGTCAATAAGACCAGTACCGCCATTTCAACCAATATCATCATCATGGTTAATAACACCGCAGTAGGTGCTATTCAGTCCATGGCCATCTCTGAGAAGAGAGGACTTAAGATGATTGATGAAGTTGGAACTGACGGTCATATTGACTCCGTACCAAACGTTTCCACCAACATCACCGGATCTTGCCAGAGAGTAAGATTCGACAGATTGCGTGTTGCTGAAGCTTTCAGCCGTGGATTCGTTCACGTTGCATCACAAGTCTACCCATTCGATATCGTTATCTTGGACAAGCAGAAGAGAGATCAGGGTTCCCAGATTTCTACTGTTATCAAGAACGTATGGATTAGCGGTATTGACTACACCTACCAGGTCAGCGATTGGGTCATCACAGACACTATGACTTGGGAAGCAGAGACTATCTTTAGCGTATTGAATAACGGAAGCTCTCAACCAGTTGCAGTCGGTGGTGAGCGCGGTATCCAGCACATGGGAGCTGGTCCTAATGGTACTGTCAACATCCAGAGTGGTGATGGTATTGTTAACATCGAGCAGTTGGTTGATACTGGTGCGAACGGCAGAAGAGGTTCTCTTGATGCAGCCGGTCTTATCGATATTGGCTCCTCCGGTGACCTATTCTAATCAAGATCATTTAGCATAACTCCCTAATAAAGAAGCGAAAAATAGCCTGCAATGATATATAAATCATTGCAGGTTATTGCTTTTTTGGAGTTAAAGATGCCTAATTTTGAGAGCCCTCTTGGTAAACAGAAAGTTCCCGGTCAAGCTATGAGA